GAGGTGATTAAGTGGGAATACCTGACGGTTGCAGGGGTTGTAGATGGTATAGGACAGGCACGTGTGAGTTGGTGTCTGCTTGGTATCGAGAGTACGACCCACAAGGAATGTACGAGTGTGCAGAGGAACGGATGAGGGAACTAGGGGAGGAATTGGATGAGTTGGAAAAACGAGGCAAAAGAACTGTGGCAAAGCGGTATGACTTGGGGTGAAATGGCGGAACAGATACAGCCGAAGTATTTTCCTGATGATGATATGTATAGGGTGGCAGAGAGAATAAGGGGTTGTATTCGCAGGTATCGCAAAAAGAACACACCTAATACTGTCCTAGCTAATCACGGACTTGATTCAAGCAAGTGGGAGATAGTCAGTTACAGGCACAAGGACAGCGAATCAAGCGTTACGGCAAAGCCTTCAAATGGTTTAGATTTAGACCATATCGAATCATTTTTTGAAAAATTAAAAAAGGAATATGTACCAATTACCATACCCTACAATCGACCAGATAAACGACCATTGATGGCAGAGGTCAACATAGCTGATCTTCACTTGGGGAAAATGTGTTGGCAGGGTATATCTGGTTCAAACTATGATCATAAAATAGCGAGAAAACAATTCAAGGACGCTATTGAACATATATGTGCTGAATTATCAGAGAGAAACATCGAGAAAATCCTATTTGTGTGGGCGAATGACTACTTCAACGCTGACACCATTGACAACAAGACGACAGCTGGTACGCCTCAAGATGTGGATTCACGGTACGAGAAGTTGTTTGATGTTGGTGTGGAACTGTTAATCTATGCGATTGACCGCTTAAAGAATATCGCACCAGTGGAAACCTTTTACACGCCATCGAACCACGATAAGATGTCGTCATTCTATGCGGTACGAACGATCAGGGCATGGTACAAGGATGACCATAATGTGACGGTATCCATGAACACGCAACCACGCAAATATTACCTTTACGGAAATGTCTTGTTAGGGTTCTGTCATGGCGACCAAGAGGGCAGGGAAAGCAAGAGCAAAGAGAAAGCATCACGACTTGCGTCACTAATGCCGATTGAGTCACCTGAAATGTGGGGTAAGGCAAAGTATCGTGAGATGCACGTTGCTCACCTGCATAGTGAACAGATGATTCAAGAGATAAATGGCGTGATTGTGCGCAGAATATCAAGTCCAACAGCCAATGACACATGGCACGTTGAATCAGCGTTTGTCGGGCAGGTAAGGAAGTGCCAAACATTTCTATGGGATAAGGAATATGGGAACGTAGGGACAATAAATACACCAATACTGACATCATGACATCTTGACAAAATCACGTTTTTATGGTATAATGACAGATGGGTAATTGTAGGCACTCTTTGCCAGAAAAACACGCTGGAGGGGGTGTCTTTTCTGTCAGAGTTTAGACCGATGTTCGGTCGTTCTGTGATCTATTCTGATACAGACCAGATAACTGAAAACAACATTGTCTATGAACTTGGTGAGGCTCTTAAGGTTCATCTTACCAACACAATAGACATTGACTATCTGTTTAGCTACTACAAGGGCGAACAGCCTATTTTAGATCGCACAAAAACGATACGTCCTGAAATCTGCAACAAAATTGTGGAGAACAGGGCTAATGAGATTGTGTCGTTCAAGGTTGGCGGTTTATGCGGTGAACCCTTGCAGTATGTATCACGTGGCAGCACTGATGCAATCTCGCAGGGTATCAGCAAGTTAAACGACATGATGTTGCTTTGTGGAAAGCCTGCTCTGGATAAAGAGTTGATTGAGTGGGCGTACATTTGTGGGCTTGGTTATCGAATGGTCATGCCTAACTCAAAGTACATCAAGACGGAGATTGTGCCAAAGCTACGCAACAAGCGCACAGATTTTGCAGAGGATGAGGCACCGTTTAACGTCTACACATTAGACCCACGTTATACGTTTGTTGTATATCATTCTGGTCTTGGCAACAAGCCTGTCATGGGCGTGAAGTATGTTGAACGGAACGACCGAAGTGTGATTTACAGTGTTTACACAGAGAATAACTACTTTGAGTTGGAATCGCTTAATCCGTTTGGTGTATTGAAACTGATAAAGACAGATTCACGCAAGTTCAATGACATACCAATTATCGAGTACCCATTAAACAATGCTAGACTTGGTGCGTTTGAGATCGTTCTGCCTATTCTTGATGCTATCAACACCGTCCAGTCGAACAGACTTGACGGAATTGAGCAGTTTATCCAAAGCCTGATCGTCCTGACAAATGCGGAGATTGAGGAAGGTGCGGAAAGCACAATCCGTGAGGCAGGGTTAATTCAGCTTAAATCGTTTGGCGACAACAAAGCAGACATAAAGATCATCGCAGAACAGTTAGACCAGCAACAGACACAGACCTTGATTGACTATATGTACCAGACCGTATTGAACATTGTTGGTATGCCTAATCGTAACGGTGGAACGTCTACGAGCGATACGGGTTCTGCTGTGGTCATGCGCGACGGACATTCATCTGCTGAATCGAGATTCAAGTCTGATGAATTGATGGTCAAGGAATCGGAACGCAAGTTCTTAAAGATGATCTTGAAGATGCTACGTGCCACCGTTGGTACGCCATTGAAACTGTCAGACATCGAAACTAAGTTTACCAGACGCAATTACGAAAACGGACTGGCAAAATCGCAGATTCTTACGACAATGCTTGCCAATGACAAGATCGCACCTGCTTTAGCGTTTGCTCAATGTGGATTGTTCTCTGACCCAGAGGACGCAGCAAAGATGAGCGCAGAGCATTACGAAAAGGTCAAAAAGGAGGGAGTTGTGGGGGGAAGTGCAAGAGTTCCGTTGCCAGAAGTGCAACAAGCTATTGGGAATAATTGAGGGAATAGCAGAAATCAAGTGTCCAAGATGTTCAACCATCAATACCACCAGAGAAGGCGGTTCACAAATATCACAACAACAGAGGAAAGAACCTCTTAAAAAAATGCAAAACCGACAGAGAAGTCGTTAAAACGCAAGGAGAAAGTTATGGATTTTACAAAGATTGAGGGTTACAAACCAGACCTGACAGCAGAGGAAAAACTGGCATTACTTGAGAAGTGGGAACCTGACACCAGTGGGCTGATTCGGAAAGACATTTTTGATAAGACTGCATCAGAATTAGCCGAGTTAAAAAGACAGCTAAAGGCAAGAATGACAGAAGAAGAACAACGTGAGGCGGAACGTAAGGCAGCGGATGAGGCTTTGCAAGTCGAGTTGGAAGCGCTACGCAGGGACAAGACCATATCCGAGAGCAAGGCAAAGTTTTTGGGGTTAGGCTATGACGACGCTCTGGCTACCGAAACGGCAAAAGCACTTGCAGACGGTGACATGGAAAAGGTTTTTGTGAATCAGGGAATCCACTTGGAAAACGTGAAAAAGGCATCAGCTGCGGAATCGTTAGCCAATGAGAATCATCCTCCTGCCGGTAGGGGTGTAACACCTGACAATGCAGAACGAGCAGAGATAAATAAGTTTAGACAGGCAGCAGGACTGCCACTGATTGAGTAAAAGGAGAGAATTAAATGGGTAATAATATCGCTTTGGCAAAAAAATATTTGCCAATTTTGGATGAGGTTTATAAGGCATCTGCTAAAGCCTCTATTCTAGACCAGACAGACGTGAAGTTTGTCAATGCTAACACGGTACAGTTGTTTGACATAAGTATGGACGGGCTAGGTACTTACAATCGCTCTACCGGATTTGTTACTGGTGACGTTATTGGGGCGTGGAAAGATTATACCCTGACACAAGATCGCGGTCGGGCGTTCATCATTGATTCAATGGACAATGAGGAAACTATTGGTATGTCATTCGGCAAGCTAGCCGGTGAGTTTATTCGCACGAAAGTTGCCCCTGAAATTGATGCTTACACATTTGCTACTCTTGCTGGCACATCGAGCATTAACGGTACAAACGGCGACATTTCCGTTGGCACAACCGACGTAGCGCTGTTGCTTGAAAACGCAACAGAGGCTCTGGACGCTGACGAAGTTCCCGATGAAGGGCGCATTGTTTTCATGTCGGAGACATGCTACAACGCCATGAAACAGAAGATCGACCGTCAACTTGCCAATGAGAACGGTGTAAACACTAATGTCGAATACTACAACGGCATGCGTATTATCCGTGTTCCGCAGGCAAGATTCAACACAAAGATCACTCTGTATGACGGATTCTCGGAAAACCAAGAAGATGGCGGTTTTGTTATTCCCGGTTCCACTTCATACAAAATCAACTTCCTGATCGTTCATCCGAGCGCAGTCATCAAGGTGGCAAAACACGTGTTGCCGAGAATATTCTCACCGCAACAGTATCAGCAGGCTGACGCATGGAAGTTTGACTATCGTATTTACCATGATGTTTTTGTTAAAGAAAACAAGGTAAGTGGCATCTATCTGCATCGCGCAACGACCGCTAACTCATAGGAGGTTTAGGTAAATGGCTGACAGGAAACAAAGGCCAGTATGGGTGAGAAGTTTCCACCCTGCCGACACGGAAAAGAACCTTGAACTTCTGTATGAATCGTTAGAGGTTTTACTGCCTGACTATCCAGTTATCACAAAAGACCTTGATGATGATGTGGAAGTTACTGCATTGGCTGAACAGAAGTTTGACCTGACTGTTGAGGCAGTAGCGAGAGGTACTTTGACATATCAGTGGCAGTTAGACCCTGACGGAAAGGGCTTTAACGACATCTCTGGTGCTGAATCGGTTGACTATACGGTCGCATCATGGGTAGACGAAACTCATAAGGGTACGTATCGGTGCAAGATCACGAACACATTGAACGGTGTGACAGCTATCACATATTCAAACGAGTGTGTAGCAACCACAGAGGAAGCGGAATAGTTGAGGAGGGTACGCAACAATGACTGACGCTGAAAAGTTAGCCAGTGTGAAAACCTTACTGGGTATCACGGTAACAACGCAGGACAGCTATTTGTCTGCGTACCTTGCCCTTGCCAAAGCTGAAATCCTTGCGTGGATATATTCAGGGTCTACGCCTTACAATGTGACCGATGTTCCTGTGCGATACGAAGTAACGCAGATTATGGCGGTGGTAGCAGGGTATGGACTGCAAGGCGCAGAGGGTCAAATTGCACATTCTGAAAACGGTATCAGCAGGACATGGAAGTATGAGGACATGGTTTCGTATGTTCGGAATCACGTATATCCGATAGCGGTGATTGTATGAGATTGCTGAACAGGAACAAACAGTCAATCTATTACGCAACGTATGTGTCTAAGACAGCTAACAAGGATGAATACGGCAACGAAACGGGTGAGTACACAATTAAGTATAGCACACCCGTAAAAGTTGCTTGGAACATCAGCTATGTGGATTCGGACGCAGAAGTCGCCATGTTTGGAATTGAGTCAAAAGATGTCCTACGTATTGTTGCTGAAAAGGTTGGCTTTCCTCTGGACGAGGCGAGCATCCTATGGTTTGGCAAAGACCCACACACACCTTATGCAGACACCGCACCCGACCACAATTACGTGGTAGCAGGGATAAGACCGTCACTGAATGAACTGGTTTTCTACGCAAGGAAGATTGATACATTTGCACCACAACCTGTTATACCAGAAGAACCGACAGACCCAGAAGAACCGACTGACCCAGAGGAAGGCGAATGAAACTAACGATTGACTTGACAGAGAAATCAATCAACGACGCGATAATCAAACTCAAGGCGTATGAGATTCGCTTGAAACAGAAGATGGACAGGATTGTTAGTGAGTTGGCGCGTGTAGGGCTTGGCGAGGCATCTGTGCGGTTTACGACAGCTATGTATGACGGAACGAACGATGTCCAAGTCAGGGTAGACCCGATTGATGGTGGTTATGCAATCGTGGCGAAAGGTGAAGTTGTTTGTTTTATTGAGTTTGGTACGGGCGTTTACCACAATCCGTCAGAACCTTATCCTTTGCCACGACCAGATGGTGTAGTGGGTATAGGTGAATACGGTGATGGCAGGGGCAAGGGTCAAGGTTGGGTATTTGGTGAAAAAGGCGACACGACATTCACAAGAGGCAGTCCTGCTGCCATGCCGATGTGGTATGCAACAGAGGAAATGCGCCGACAGGTTTTAGCAATAGCGAGGGAGGTATTTGCCGGTGATTGATGTGGAAAACATCGTTTTTAACACGGTAGCGACCGTTCTACGCACAGCACATACTGGGATATTCGTTTCAGGAGAGAACGTGCCTGCACCCCCTTCGTTCCCCGCTGCCACCCTTGTAGAAATGGATAACTCAATCTACACAAGGACAAGCGACAACACGGATACAGAGAACCACGTATCAGTCATGTATCAGGCAGAGGCGTACTCAAATAAAACGACTGGGAAAAAGGCAGAGGCTAAATCAATCATGGCAACCATAGACGCTGAAATGTTGAAACTTGGGTTTACGAGAATCAGCACAAGCCCTGTGGCAAACATAGATAAATCGATATATCGGCTTGTTTCGAGATACAGGGCGGTTATCGGTAAAAACAACACAGATTATCTGGCATATCGAAAATAGGAGGGAATATGAATGGCTAATGAACTATCAACCGCAGGTGTAAGCGTTAAATATATCGCGGAATCATCAGCAGGTACACGTCCTACATCTGGCTACACCCCAATACCCAATATTAAATCTACACCAAGCCTTAATCCAGAACCGTCTAATCTTGAGGTTACAGACTTGAGTGATGAGGAATGGAAAAGATACATTCCCGGCTTGAAAGATCCCGGCGGTGCTTTGGCATTTACGGCAAACAACACAACTGCTTTCCAGACCGCTTGGGGTACTTTGGTATCGGCTTATAAATCGGCTGCTGCTACGAACAAGGCAGTATGGTTTGAGATCGCAATACCATCTTTGACAAACAGTTTTTATTTTGCGGGCATACCGTCTGAACTTGGGCTTGAGGCTATGGAAGTAGACAGTCCTGCTGAAATCACTGCTTATGTAACACCAAACCAAGTAGAGGGATGGGCGACGGCATCTACCTGATAGGAGGCAATCATGGCTAACGAACTATCAACCGCAGGGGTGACGGTTGCCTATGCTTTTGAATCAGAATCAGGTACACGACCTGAAGCGGGGTATCAGAGAATCAAAGGGGTGAAATCCACCCCCAACCTGAATCCGGAACCGTCAACCCTTGAGGTTACTACCCTTGATGACACAGAATGGAAACGCTACATCTTGGGTATGAAAGACCCATCTGGTGCGTTGCCTTTCATGTGCAACAACACTAACGAGTTTCAGGCTGCGTGGTATACCCTATGTGAGTTGTCGGACGCAAAGCGTGAGGATGACTTGGCTACATGGTTTGTGATTGAGATACCTAAACTGGGCGATTCGTTCTACTTTGCCGGAATACCGTCAGCTATTGGCGTGTTAGGCATGGAGGTAGACACAGTTGCAGAGGTTGAGGCATATATCTCACCAAACGATGTAGACGGGTGGCAGACAGCCCCGACAGACCCTGCTGTGTATA